CCTTGCCGCCATCACCAGCCAGCTCAGCCAGCGCTTCCAGGTCAAGATCATCCTCTTCTGCAGGCTCGTCATCCTTGGCGACATCCTGCTCATCTTCTTCGGCCAACGATGGGTCGACATCATCGCCACGGTCTTCACCGCCCTCTTCGCCCTCTTCGCCCTCATCCGGCTCTTCGTCAGGGTCGTCCTCTTCTTCTTCCTCTTCCTCCTCGATGCCCGGGTAAAGCAGCTCAGGGTCGAAGTCATCGAAGTCAACAGCCTGCGCGCCCGGCGCAAGTTGAAGGTCGCTTGATACGTGTTTGATACCGTTGCTCATAGGTGCCCCCTGGTTGTGTGATTACTGCTGTGTCAGCTTTTTCATGTCGGCCATCTTTTCCTGCGCCAGCTTGCGCACGGCCGCCATACGCTTCGGGTCGCGCTGGATTTCTTTTGCGTGCATCAGCGTTCGCATGTCGTCCTCTACGCGCCAGTTGTCATCAATTGCAGCTGTGCCGCCCTTGGTTTTCATGCAGGTGCTCCTTCAATTCGCTGGGTTTCAATGCCGCTCATAAGGCCCACGCCTGGATTGGCCGGGCTGATTGGATTGGTGTTGGTGGGCATGGTCATGTCAGCCGCCTGCTGGGCCTGCTGCAGATTGGCCTGCGGCATGATCGGTGCCGCGTCCTGGTCTTCGTAGCCGGCCGAACGCAGGAGTGCGTCGGCTAGGCCGGCGGTCATGGGGTTGGTCGCGATGGTGGCGGCGGTCTGGATTGCGCTGTATTGCGCCTCGACGGAGCGGTTGACCGTTTCTTGGCTGACCTTCTTGGCCGTAGCGTCGGCCAGCTTGGCCTTTGCCACGTTGAGAGGGTCTGGTGGCTGCTGCGCGGCCTGCTCCATCGCCTCGATGACTTCTTGCTTGTCCGTGATATTGCTGTTGCGCACCACAAAAGCGTCGGGGATGCGCACGCCCTTGTCGCGCATTTCCATGATCTGCGTGAACTGGCTGTTCTCGAACGTCACCTGCATTGGCTGCTCGGTGATCACCACGTCGTACTCGCCAATGGTCAGATCATTGAGTATCCCGCCCTGATCGTCCGGGTAGTTGACCGGCAATTCTTCAGTCACATCCTGCCCGCGGCTGTCCTGCTCAGTGATGCGGAAGATGCGCGGCTCGTCATAGAAGGCCTGTACCAGCTCAAGAATGCGCTTGGCCATCATATTGCGGGTGCGGGCCAGGTTATCCAGCGGCACGGCTAGGCCTTGCTGGGCGGCGAACTGGCGGGCCTGAATGGCAATGCCGCTGACCTCGCGCCCGGTGCTGCCCTGCATGGCGTCATTGATCCCGGTTACCTCGTCCAGCATGGCCCCGGCGCGGTCGATGATGCGATCAATGCCAGTCGGCACCTGGTTGGCCTGGATCTTCTTCGGCACCTTATCGGTTGGCGTGTCTGCCTTGAGCACAACGGCCAGGCCGGGCTCGGCGCCGCGATCTGCCATATCTTCATCGCTCATGTTGGCGAGAGTATTGGCCCACCACACCCAGCCCCCGTTGGCGGTGGTGTTCACGGTATGCAGAAACTGGCTCATGGTTTTGTTCAGCAACTGCTGCGGGCCGATGGCGTCATCCACCAGCCCGGCTGTCTTGCCGCGACGGAAAAACGGGAAGAACGGCACCACCGTGAAGTGGTTGAAGGGCGACCAGTCGTCGTGCAGTACAGCGTTATAGGTGCTGATAACCCAGCGCACGCGGCGCATGCGGCGCTCTGCGCGAACAACACCGGTCAGGTCGGCGATCTGCTCTTCGCTCATGCCCTCGACCGAACGAATATCACCCGTCAGGCTGATGGCCACCTTGGCTTTTTCTGTCTGCCAAAACTGGCGCTCGATCACGCGCACGCGCTTGCTGCCGTCACTCAGCGTTGCCGAACCCATGTATTCGGTGCTGCCGGTGTCTTCGTTGCCGAATTTGTTGCGCTCTTCGTCGGCCTCGTCGTCGCCAAAGTCCTCGTCTTCCTGGTTGTCGACCTCGATAGCCTGGCGCGCTTTCTCGCCGTAGCTTTCCTCAATCTCGTCATAGGTCAGCCAGCGGGTAATGATCACGTCCTGCCACTTGTCCGGATCGTAACTCTTGGCATCCGGGTCTGGGATCACGTCGAGCGGGTCCAGGTCGGTAACGCAAATCTCGCCCAATAGCGAATCGCGGTAGCTGATGCGGATATCGAAGTAGCCGCGCTGCTGGATCAGGCCATCGGCAAACACCTGAGTTTCCAGCCAGTGCAGGCAGGTGTTGTCCTGCACCTGCTTGGCCACCTTCGTCAGCGCCCTGGCCACATCCTCATCGGCGCCATTGCCGCGCGGGCGATAGGCAATGTCCATGCGGTTCTGAATCTGGTAGCCGATGGCCGTGTTGATCTTGTGCTTGACCTGATTGAACTCAAGGGCCGGACGGCCCTCCTCTTCCAGCTTCTGCCGGTCATCCGGGTCCCACTGCCGGCCGCCGCCCAGGTAGAAGTTCTCTGCAGTGCGCGCGTGCCTACAGTACGACTGATGCCCGCGCATGCGCCCGTATTCATAGCGCTGCCAGTTCAGCTTTGCCTGATCGTCACGGTTTACGCTCATTCGCTATGCACTCATTGCCGTTTTGCGCCCACGCCCAGCGATCAGCCGGCGCTTCCATTCCGGTATATCTATGTCACTGGCGGCGATTGGCAACGCAAAAGTGAGCGCCAACGCATCGCCTGCGTCAGGCGACTTGCCCAGCTCTTTCTTGATGTTCTCCTTGGAGTCCAACTTGATCTGACCGTTGGAACTGTGCCGGTAGCCTGGGGCTGTAATGTCGGCGTGCAAGCCGTCATCGTCGGGGATGCTCGGGGTGATCATGTCAGCAAGCCACTCGGCCATTTCCCCCCACATCTCGCTGCGCTTGTTGTAATACTTGCGCTCGTCGCTGGCCTTGCCGCCGAAGTTCACAGCGGTAACCCGCTCGCCATAGCCCAGCTCCACCAGCCTGTCATAGACCCCAGCACCCAAGCCGCCTATGTCGATGAACGCCATGCGGATTGTTTTGTCGTCCTCCAGTAACCGCATTACCCGGCCAGCCACCGCCATGGTGTCGTAGCCATCGATCTTCTCTAGCCCCCAGGCCTTGCGCCCCTTGCGGTGGATGATGGCCGTGTCGTCGTCACCGAATCGCGCTGGGTCCACGCCGATAACGTGCGCGCCAATGGCCTGCAATTTCTTGCCGTCAATCTTGCGCGCCCTTGCGACAGCCAAGGTATTGACCAGCGCCCTGTGCCCCTGGCGCTGAAACGCCATATCCGGGGTGCCCGGGTACTCCTGATCAAACCATGCCGCGTCACCCTGAAAGTCAGTGTTGATCTTCGCCTGACGCCATGCCATCTGCTCGTCGCTGAGGCTGAAGGTTTCCTGATATTCAACCTCCTGAGCCGATAGCTCGAAGTCTGGCGGCACCTCGCGACGGTACTCGGCCTGCACAAACCAGGGGATGAACACGGCCAAGAAGTCAGACTTACCGGCCACCGCCATGGTCCACATGCCGTGAAACAGGTTGGCCAGTCCCATGCCGGTTGATTCGAGGATCATTTCACTGCCAGGCGCCAGCGGTACCGTCTGCCCAAGGCCCGCCATGATCTGAATGGCGTTCGGCCACATGGCCACTTCCGAGCCATGCAGGTACTGGATGGTGTCGGAGCGGCCTGCGTGCTTACTACCTGCCGTGGCCACCCGGTAACTGCTGCGCAGCTTGTTGAAGTTCAGCTCGGTGGCGTTGCTGTTTTTTGTCTGCGGCTTGAGCGTGTCGTCGCCCAGTTCGTGGTACGTCTTCACGATACCAAACAGGTTCTGCGTGGCAGCGTCAAGGTGGGTGATGATCATGCAGCGCTTGCCGAACTTCATCGACGTGCGCTTGTAGAAACGGGCTGCAGTGTAGGTACTGATGCCCTGCTGCCGGCCTTTGAGCACGATCACCCGCACCCATCCCTTGGCAGCCAGCTGCTCTTCTACCTTCGCGTGCAGCATGCGCTGGGCGTCGTTCCACACGAACGGCAGTATCTCGCCCGACTTATCGCGGATCTTCAGGTTGCGCGAGCAATAGAACTCGTCGTCTTCCATGAATCGCGCAAGGATTTGATCAGCCGCCGACATGCATTCCCCCAGTGGTATCGGGGGCACGGAATGTCACTAGAAAGACCGTGTCTACTACTTCATCGTCACCGTCAGCAGCTGCTTCACAAACGGATGCGACCAGACTGCGCTCACGGTGCCACTCCGGCTATGCTGAACGCAAACGTACTCCAGCCCACACTTGCGGACATAGAGAACTGGCCTTCAGGGGACTCCTGTCCATAAAACGGTTGCGAGCATGATGCGAGTCTCGCTCGGGGGGAGCCAGACGTAGCGGCCAAATTGCCAGTAGTGTTGGCATACGCATACCCGGCCACAGTAGCCGTATTGCTCTTCCACGATAGGTACGCAACAACCAGATTATGACGGTCTGCAAAACTCGCATCTTCCGTCTTTGCTGAAACCAATGGCGTGGTGGAAGGTGACTCTGGGTCGAGTCCGGCCAGCCGAGCGCGCTGTACAGGTGCCACGGCAGGATCGAACGTGCCAGCACTGACTACTATTGACATCACAGCATGATTGCCGGATGCGGAGAAGGTCATGCTGAGCGTAGCAAGATCACCCGCCTCAAGAATTTTGTAGCAGCGTCGAGTGCTGTTGCTTATCCCTGCGTTTGTCCAGCCTGCGGGGACATTCAGCGACCCCGAAGACGATAACGCACACACGATAATCAGATCGCCAACAGCGTAAGGTGCCAAGTTCAGCGAACCTGTGGTGCCGGTGGCGGTATCAGATGGGCCTTTCTGAGCGAATGGTGGCGTTGCCGCCACTTCGTGCCTGCGCTGCGCAATAATTCCGGGGATCATGCTGCCACCAACCTGCCAAACAGGCGCCAGTCGTCAGGCCCGAGGCGAATCAGCGTAGCCGCCGCGCCATTACCATCGAGGACGTTGGTGTCCTCGGCATGTGTCACAACGCTGAACCCATCCCCGACAACCGTAACGGCCCCGCTACCCAGCTGCATGATGTTCACTTTGGCCCTGTAGGCTGGGATATCACCAAATGGCCCAGTCCACGGCACTGATGCTTCAGCGTCCACATCGTTCTGGATTGTGATTGTCACTGGGGAGTTGCTGGTGCAAAGGATCGTGTACCCACCGTAGGTAGACTCCAGCGAGAATGACGTGCCCGCCACAGTCTCAGTGGTAAACCCCATACTGAACTGGAGAAGCTCCGAAAGAACCTCCGAAAGAACCCCCATCAAATCATCAGTGTTCGCCTTTCCGTCCAGAGCGTCCTGCAGTCCAGTGACCGTGCTAATAGCCTGCGAGCCAGTGTGGTTTGCTCGCTGAACGGCGGCGGCTTGCGCGGCGTCAGCCACGCCGTGAGCAAATTCCGTGTTGGCAACACGCCCGCTACTGTCAGAGAGAGCTTGCGTCTTGACATACATATTGCTGGCAGGGTCTGCGGAAAATGTTGGTTGCGCCTCGGGGTCCTCCATCACCTCGGCTGGGCCAAACCGGAATAACCCACCATACGAGAGGGCACCGAAGTCGCCCGCATAATCTTCTGGCCCTGCGGCGTCAATGGCTTTCACCATGAAAGCGTTTGCATTAGCAGAAAGAACAGTAAGGAAGCCTTCACTGGTGATATCACCAGTGAACGTAGCGCCATCCAGTCTGGCATACTGCGGGTGGTCGTTGTCACCCAGACCGGTCAGAGCGCCGTGGTCGGTAACACCTGCAGCGCCTGCCTCGCCCTGCGGGCCGGCAGGGCCAGTGTCGCCCGGGATGCCTTGCGGCCCTTGCGGCCCTTGCGGCCCAGCGTCGCCCTGTGGGCCTGCGGGGCCAGTAGCTCCGGCTGGGCCTTGTGGGCCGGGAACCGTGCTGTCCGCCCCAGCCGGGCCTGCTGGGCCGGCGGGGCCAGTGGCACCGGCTGGGCCTACGTCGCCCGGGATGCCCTGTGGCCCTTGCGGGCCAGCGGGGCCAGTGTCACCCTGCGGGCCTGCCATACCTTGCGTACCGCGCAAGCCCGCCGCGATAGTGCTTGGCGTTAGACGTGGCGCTACGACAAGCACCTTCGTTGCGGTGGCCCCCAGTGCGATTGTCGTACTCATATCGTCACCTCGCTCACCACGGTGACATTACTCGGGGCGACCATCGCGTACACGTTGCCGCTGGGATCAATCAGCTCGGCGTCATAGGTGCCTTTGCTCCACGTCAATGCGGCAGTTGTCACCGCGTCGATGTTGAACGTCAGACCGGCACCGTCAATCTCGATCAGGCCATCGGGGTTCTCTGCCGGATCGCTGTGCCAGCTGAACAGCAGCTCGCCGCCCACCTTGGTGCGTACTTGGGCGCGGCAGGCCCAGCCGGTCAGATCAACGGGCGTGTTGAACACCACCAGCCCGCCTGGGCTGTACGCTTTCCAGCAGTAGGCGTTGACGTTCGGCAGCTCGATGGTGTCGGCGTCAATCACTTTGACAGCGACGTAGCTGTCGGTTGCGGTGTTGAGTTCGGTCGGGGCCTTGACGCAGCTGATCTGCACCGGCCAGCCATCTGGTATGTCGTGCGCGGTGACGGTCAGTCGGACTGGCGACAGCTGCGGCATGGCCGTGATGGTCTTGTACGTCTTGGCCTCATCGGCGTACAGGAAGCCGAAGGCGAAGGTCTTGCCGCGGGTGATGGTGATGGGGATTTCAGGCGCCGACATGCTGGTACTCCTATCTCAAGTAGCACCGACGCTATGTCACTGGGCGACCCTGGCAACTCCTATCAGCTATCACCAGCCAATCGACGCAGCCGCTCTTCATAGGGCTCTTCGTGCTCCTGTTCGTCCAGGTTGTAGGCTTGGCGCTCCAGCGTGATCAACGTTTTCAGTGTTTCGGCCAGTTCCTTCATCACTTTGGTGCGGTTCGGCAGCTCGACCACCTTGCGATAGAGATCGTTGAGGCGGTCCATGCCCTTCTCGTCCGGACTGTGCATCAGCTCGCCCAGTTGATCGAACAGGTCGCGGTTGTCGGTCAGCCCCTCCAGCTCGGCCAGCAGCTTATTGGTCAGCTCGCGTGAGCGCCGTATGTCATTCCGGTGGCCCATGCGGATGCTGACGATCGCCTCGGCGTTACCCTCGATAATCTCCCGTTCGGTAGCCGCTGCCTGCGCGGATACCGCACTGGATACCTCGCGTTTGGATACCAGCGCTTCGGCCTTGGCTTTGATCTTCGCCTTTAGGTCGCGCTCCCAGCCATCCCGCTTGGCGCGCTTGTTGATAGCGCCGTGCGTGCAACCGTTGGCGGCCCCTATCTCGCGGACGGACAGGATGCCGGCACGGTAGTCGCGCTCGATGGCTTCCCAGTCGATTGGCTTCTTGGTGGTCACGCCCTCACCCTCCTATCTCCACTACACCAGGCCCCTGCACAGCCTGCATGGCGGCGCGACGGATCTGCTGCATGGTCTGGCGGTTGGCTTTGATATGCTCCTGCAGCTGCTCGGCGGCGCCGATGATCACGTCACCCAGCTGCTCGACCGGCACAACGATGTAGCCGTCGTTTACCCCCTGCTCCAGCTCCTGCCCCTCGTACTGGGCGGTCAGCTGAATACGGAAGCGGTCGCCAGCCCGTTTACGCGGACCGAATGGCCGACTCACATACAGCCGGTAGGTGCCATGCTTGGGCACCACCCATTCCACGAACAGGCGGCGCGGCCCGGTCGTGAATACCTCGGCCAGGCTCAGCCCCCGGATTTCGTCGACAGCAGCCCGAGCGACCGATTCCAGGCTTAAAACTGGGTTTTCGCTGTCCATTACGCGCTCCTGCTTGAAAAGTAACGATCTGCAGCGGCCTGACGCCTTGCCGCTTCACGCAGCGCAGCGCGCCGGGAGCGCCATGCGTCGGTGACGGTGCAGGCGTACCAGGCGACCTTCGGGTGCATGCGGTACGGGTGCGCCTCGCCTGGCTGGGGTTGCGGCTCGCGCTTGCTGGCCACCAGGTACTCGGCCACCCCATAGCGTGGAGGGCGGACGTGATCGACAATCGTGCTGGTCACTACGAATATGGTGCGGCCTGCGCGAAGTTCGCTGGCGTGGTAGGTGTTGCGCATGGTCTGCCCCCATGTTTGCGGTTGTGGTGCGGTTACCCGCCGATCTTGCACTTGCTGTGCAGGTTAATCAGTTGCTCCTGCAGACCCGCTATTTGGGCTCGCTGGGTTCTGAGTCCTGCGACCAGGGCTGGATAAGCTCGTTCAGCAGCGGCTGTAAGTCTTGGGCTGGCTGCATTAGGCTCGCCGGCAACGGTGGTGGCTCCGCCCACTCGCACGCAGGTGGCGGCGACGCGCAGCCCGCAAGTGCCATCAGCAATGCAGCGGCGCAGGCGCTCTGCTTCATCTTGTGCATCCTTCACCTCGGCTTGGTAATCGGTATCGGTCTTGGCCATGTCGGTGGCCAGCTCGCGCTGCAGGGCCAGGGTTGAGCGCAGCGACTTCACTCGCGCCTCACTCTGCGCTGCAGTCTCAACGGCTCTATCCAGCTCATGCCCGAGGTAACTAGCTCGCATCATGGCAACCACCAGAGCCAGAGCCAGCAGGGCGCAAAGCGTCAGCAATAATCGAATCATTGGGCTGCCCTGCACTGCCGGTGACGCTCAAGCTGTCGCGCCCACACTCCCCAGCAGCGTTTATTTGGTCTGCCGTTGACCGTTGTCGAACAGTCATAGCCTGCTGCATATCTCCATTTCAGCAGTCCGTCGCAGGCCTTCGCATACTCTCCAGCCAGCAAATTCCGGCGCATCGAGGACCTTCGCCAGTTGCCGATACCGTACTGGCCGACAAAATCCAGGTACAGGTCGAACTCCTCCTGATACAGCTCAACCCCGGGTAGCGACGCGCCAAACCTACTGGCTTCCTCTGAGTGCAAATGCTTGGCCAGCTGTAGCGCACGCTCCCGAGTGATTGGCTCGTCGGTGAGCTTTACTGGGGTTCCGTCCTCGTACCGAGTCGATCCGTGCCCAATGGTAGGCACGTCCCCTTTGGTCGGGATGTATGGCAGGTGCACCTCGGCGCCATCACGCACAACGACAGGTCCATCGCCCTCAGTGGTAACCCATGCAGCAAGGCCTGCAGTGCTGAGCGTGAGCATGGCTGCCAGCATCCGTGCGCTTTTCACGGCAAATCGACCTTCGAGTCAGACCGGCGCAGCTTGTTTTTCTTGGCCATCATTTCAAGCCTGGCCTGCGCTTCGGCGTGTTCGCGCTTATCGCGTTTGTGCTGGAAGTAGAAATTTGCTGCCAGGCCGGCCAGGCCAATCAGTACGCCCATCACGCCAATCCAGTTAACGTGGATGAGCCAACCGAGCACTCCGGCCGCAGCCCCGCCCTGCGTCATCTTCGCGGTTACAGCCGCTCCAATCACATCGACTGCCCTTTCGTGTATCTGCTGCACCATTTGCTCACTCTCGCGCTGGCTTGCCCCATTGCACGGCAACGCTATGTCACTGGCACAACTCGTCAACGGGGTTGCGTGCCTTGGCGTGTGACATAGCGTTTGGCTCTCACGCAAATCATCAAGGGGCACGAACATGGGGCAACCACGTTTCAACATCGACACAGTGAGCGACGACGAATTTTTCGCAGTTACCGAGGCGCTGGCCTTGAGCGGCCAGGTAATGGAAGAGAAAGGCAGCGCCACCCTGCTGGTCATCAGCCTGTCCACGGAGTCGGGCGCTGACGCCATCATGGCCGGATCGCTTGGCGAACAGGCGCTAGAGCAACTTGAGCGGCTATTCGAACAGCTGAAAGAGCGCGCCCTTGAAGAAACAGAAGACGACGCCCTGGTATTGCATCTGGAAGAGCCGGCCGACTAGGCCTGACTCACCACCCAAAGCGACTTGCCTACTTCTTCGGCAGTCCCTACCGGTCCGGCCGGTAGGGTTGACGAAACGGTGGCACCGAACTCTTCGGCCAGCATGGTCTGGATGCGCCGCATGACGGCCGCATGCACAGGCTGAGACACGCCTGTGACAATGATGTGGGCAACGGTCGGTATCTTGATTTCGAGTTTTGCGGCCATTTGCAGTGCTCCCGTGATGGTTTGTGTTGCTTCGCGCCTACCTGGCGCCTGTTTCAGCGAGTTGTTGAACGGCGTCCGGCGTAGGCATGGCTGGAATGCGGAAGTCCATGGGTCACCGCGGTATCGCCTTTGTCGCACCGTGTCCCAAGCAATACCCAGTCGATCGGCCCAATCCTTGGCCGGCATTTCAATGGCAGCACCGAACAGCCCATGGCTCACGGGCAGCATTACCGGCATATCAGCCGAACAAAGTCGTTGCTCACACATAGCCACCCCCGAGTTATGCCTGATTACCTGAGCGCAACCACCCCAGCCAGTGCTGGTTCAGGCCACGCAGCCACGACAACGTGTACAAAACGCACAGCGCGAAAATCCCCCACTGCTCAGCTGCATAGGCTGACCAAAACCAGAAAGGCTGCGATGCCAGGCCAAACAGGCAGGCATATTTGCGCTGACTGTCACTGGCCGCCTGCGACAGCCAAATGGCCACAACGCCGAACAAGGCAATACCGACTTGCGCAATCACTGGCCCGCCCTCTTCAGCTCGCGCAGCTTGGCGCGATACTCGATCGTGATGGCCTTCAGATCCTCGATGCTGTAGCGCTTGGCTGGGTGCGGGCCTTCGAGCAGGGCCACCTGCTCAGCGCCTATCCGGCGCACCAGCTCTAAGCGGTAGTTCACAATGTCCCCGCTCTTGTGGTTGTTGCATGGCGCGCACTGCTTCCAGCAATTCAGCGGCTCGAATCGCAGCTCTGGATTGCCGTTGACGGTGCGGTAATGCCCTGCGTGCCACTGGCCTTGGTGATACCGGCCACAGCTGATGCACGGCAGTAGAGCGTCACGCTCGCGGATGAACGCATTAAAGGCAGCCTGCGCATCCCTCATGTAATCGGCGCGTGACTTGATACGTTCCCTGGCTGCCTTGATTTCCCGGCGCTCGCGCTGGTCAATGGCCCTGCGCGCCTTGTCCATGTTCACATCCTTAATAGCCAGCCCGCAGCGAGGACTGCATACAGCCTGGCCCAGACGCTGCGGCACAAACTTGGCGGCGCATGCCGGGTTTTTGCAGGTCTTGGGCTTTGGCTTCGTGGCGGGCAGGCTCATGCAAAGGTCCCTAGCATCTCGGCCGCAGCCATCGCATCGGCCTCGGTTTCAAAGTGCGCCGACAGCACCAGGCGCCAGCAGGCATTGAACACATCGCGGTAAAGCGGCTCGAACGCGGTGTCATCCATAGCCGCCCAGCTGATCGACTTGGCCTCGCGCCGGATGCCTTCAGGGGTCTGCACCAGGTTGTAATGCCCTGCCTCGATGGTCACCCATTCGCGGAAGGCCTCGCGGCTCTTGTCGACAGCCGGGAATCGATCGGCGCGGTCGGCTTCCAGCTTGGCCAGGTACGCCCCCACTGCTGCCTGCAGCTGCCCCGGGCGGCCGTTCAGATCCTCGAAGTATTTGGCCAGGCCACGGATGCCGCGCATTTCTTGCCGTGGTATCAGGCCACCTTTCGGCTCCCAATATTCGTAGGCCAGATCCAGCATGGCGAAGAACTTGCCATGGAACTGAGCGTTACGCATGCGGGTGAACTTGCCATGCACCGTCTGGCCCGCCTTGAGCTTCTGCACCTGCTCGCGGTCGGCCTCAGTCGCCGGCACCAGGCCGTGCGCGGTGCGGATCAATGCCAGTTCAGCCACGCTCACGCTCTCCCTGTTGATTTGAAAAATGCGTCCCGCGCAGCGCCGGCAGCAGTACCTTCCAGCAGCGCTTAGTCAAGGCCTCGCACCTCTTGCATGGCATTGATTGCGTCGATCGCAGCCTTTTTACGTGCGGCCAGCTCGCGGCGCTCCTTGCGGTCAGTCCACCGCCGTAAAACCTCACGACGGCGACGGGCAGCCTGTATGTCGTTACGGATGGCCTGCAACTTGCCGCGCGGATCAGAGCTCGGGGCCGAGCCCGTACCAGTCAACAGTCCGGCAATCGCCTGTCCTTCCTGGGTAATCGCTGGAAGGGAGTGCTGGGCGATCAGGGCGGTAGCGTTTTCCGAAGAAATTCGGCCCAGACGAACACCTTCCTGAATGGCTATTGCTCGGAGTTCCGGGCTGTAGCCAAGCGAAAGCATCCAGCTGACTGGCTGTGCAGTGCGGCGAGCCTCGGCTACCAGGCGTTCATACGCGGCGATAAATGCCATGCGGGCACCGATCTTGTCCTTGGCAGCCATCACCGGTGAGGCAGCAGAGACAGCCTGCTGAATTTCCGGGGTCAGCAGAACGGTCTGCACTTCATCGAAGGACTGCAGGGCAATGGCCCAGGCCTCGTTTGCTTCTGGCCGGCCATCAGCTGCCCGGAGCCTCTGCAGAATCTCGCTCAGGGTGAGCCTGCCCTTGCACTCGCGGCGGCAAGCACGCAACGCCACGGCAAGATCATCTTGCGAGTATTCAGCCAGGTCGCTAGCCATCATCGCTGCGGCATTCGCACTCAGAGTCTGGCCAAGTGTTTCAGCGGTGGCGCACAGCGCCATAGCCAGCTGACTGATTTCAACGGATGAAAGCATTCTTGATACCTCCTGCCTGCACGATTTCCGCGGCGCCCTGGGCGGCGTTGAGGTTGGCTTGGGTGTCTTCGAGCTGGCGGGCGGTGCGGCCGTTCATCTGCCGGCCGGTTACCCATTGGGTGTGGAAAGACTCGGCTTTGGCGAGCAGACCGCCCAGACTGTGACAGTCGTTGATCAAGCGGGCATCGTTCACGCTGACGTAGTACGCAGCCACGCTATGGGCGACTTCGATACCAAGGCGGTCGATCAGCTTGCCGAGCATCCCACCTGCGCTGGCATTCCAAACTGGCCAGCAGTGGTAGCGCTTGCGATAGGCCATGGCGTAGTTCGCCCAAGCCTTGAAGGTTTTGCAGGATTGGTCTTTCGGCCCCGGCATGTCGGTAGGGATCTCGCAACGCGGCTCCGGGTTGTCGCTCGCCAGCATCAGCGCCCCGACCTTGACCGGTGCAGCCGGGCTAGGCTCGGAAATATGACTGGTATCCTGATTGGTAACCTGATTACTGGTATCCTGATTTGTCGGATTTTTTTCCGACCCTGGATCGGATTTTTTTCCGACCATGCTCGGATTTTTTTCCGAGGTAGGTCGGATTTTTTTCCGACCCCTGCCCTTCTCTGAGGTCGGATATTTTTCCGACCCATCCAGTTTCTTGTTCCACTCAGCAGCCTTTGCCGTCAGGCGGAAAAGAGTGATGTTCGAGGTGCTGGAAAGCTCGATCAATCCAGCTTCTTCCAGGGCCTTCAGCATCCGGTATGCCGTGTCGGGCTTATCGGTCAGCAATGGCAGCTCTTCGGTGATCTTCGCCTTGCTCAGGGCAAAGAAGATCCCGTCATCCGTCTTGATGGCGTTTGCCCATGACGGGCAGCCATAAACGAACGCGAACAGCAACGCTTGCTGGGAGTTAAGACCCCATTCAAGCGCCTTCGCCTGGTTGATCGTGACAGTGAATTGCATGTCAGGCCGCCGCCCCTTGAGCGAGCCGGTACTCGGCTACCCTCACCCGCTTACCGTCGCGGTTAATGACCGCCACCAGCGTGCGCTGAACAGGAAGACCTGCATTGCTCAGATCGTTGATCCGGGCAGCCAGACGAAAGCAACCGAAGGCATCCAAGGCATGCGCTGCAGTGATTGACTTACCGGCCTCCAAGTGACGGCGAATGGCTGCGCACTGGCTGCTGCTGGTGTTGCGGTTTGGGTTGTCGTTCGCCATAATTGACCTACTCCTTTCGAGTGTTGTTTCAGAAGCCGGGTTGCCTCCCGGCTTTTTTTTGCCCGGCATTCCGGGCTAGTTCTCACCCTTGATTTCCACCATTTCTGGTGACAGCTCAAAGCCCAGGCGCGCCATCGTGTGCAAAGCCTTGATCACATCAGGGCTGTAAGTCTGCGCATCCGCCTCAACAACCTTCAGTCCAAGCGCCGCCAACATGCCGGCAACACCCTCGATCAGCGGGTGTTCCCTGTCGTTCTTCATGTGGCAAAACCGCGAAGCACTTAAACCCCAGCCCTCTGCGGCCGCGTTACTCCCGCGCTCAGCAATGGCTCGCAAGATGGTCGAGCAGTTCTTGCGCGACATTTCAGGCTCAGTCATCTGTAATGGCCTCAAGCGGCTGATTTGATCGGGCGAGCCCCGGCAAGCAATGACTCAGCCGTGAAGGTGCCTGCAGATGCCTGAGCAAGAAGCTCTGCATAGCGTGTCTCGCCTGTGTACTCGGTGCGCGGCAGCGCACTCCTGGCCAGCCACTTGTCGATGGCTTGGCGCTTAATGCCGCAAAGTTCGGCCGCCTTAACTGGGCCTCCTACTGCGGCAATCGCACTGGAAATACTGGTCATGGGAAACCCTCTTAATCAACTAGCGGTTGATATTAGAGATCAACTGACTGTTTCGCAAGCTCTATGGCAATCTCAACTGATGGTTGAATCTCAAGAAATCCGCGACGCCTTTGCGCGTCGACTAAGCCGGGCACTGGACCACAGGCCAGAGGTCCGGTCTGGTCGCGGGCGAAACGTCGACCTTCATGCGGCACTTAAAGCGCGTGGCGTAGAAACGACCACGCAAGCCACCAGCAAATGGCTTCGTGGTGACTCAATGCCGGAAAAGGAGAACATGCGGCACCTTGCGACATGGCTTGGCATTCCAATTCAGTGGCTTGAGTATGGCGAGGGCTATGATCCGCTCGACCACGAAGGGATACTCTCAAGAAGTTTTGACCCAACGCCAAAACCAAATCCAAAAACAGCTATCAGAGTCGCTCTAGATAAACTTGGCGACCGACCAGATGCATTCATCTCGCGCTTTGGCTGCTCTGTTGAAAGCGCTGAAGGTTGGCTAGCCGCCGAGGGCGAGCTGCCTGCAGAATCGGCACTCCCAATAAAGAAAATGCAAGAGCATCAGCATGATGTAGAGGTTGCTGCTTACAACCCGGCACCAGCATGGTCTGACCATGTCAACGTCGCCGGAACCAATCAACCGTACAAAGCGGACAAAAAATACCCAATGATCAGCTGGGTGGCGGCAGGAAGCTGGCAGGAATCATGCGACAACTTTCACCCTGGCGATGCAGAGCAATGGATAAGCTCGGATGCAAACGCCGGAGAGCACGGCTATTGGCTCACCGTCAAAGGCCCGTCCATGCAGCCGGCCTTTATGCCCGGATCGCGTATTCTGGTGCGGCCGGAGGGGTTCGACCTGATAAGCGGCAAGTTCTACATCGCCAAGCTGATGGATACCGGCGAAACCACCTTCAAGCAGTACATCCGCGACGGAGGTATGAGCTTTTTGCAGCCGCTCAATAACGCCTTCCCAACCATGCAGATCACCGACAAGGTGCAGATTATCGGCCAGGTCGTGGACGGCCGGCTTCCGCCTATCTTCTGAACCTCAGCGCAAGGAAGCACCAATGGGCTACCTCACCCTCTCCCGCCGCGAAGGCGAGCAAATCAGGCTTACGATTGATCCAGGCGTCGACACCGAGAAGCTGCTGCAGCAGCTGTTGCGCGACGGCATCACCATCAGCGTGGGCGAGCTACGCGGTGGTCAGGCCAAGATCGGCATCGAGGCGCCGAAACAGGTGCGGGTGATGCGGGATGAACTTTTCTAAGCCGAAACGACAGCCAAAGCCAACTCAAAGTCTTGACAAATGAAGATTCATGCATAAAAAGAAAAAAAATTCATCCGAACTCTACCCATCCACCTATGGTCTACTCTTAACCTATAGGTTAAGTTTGTCAGCCGAAAGGGGAAGCCCTTGGAGCTGAAGGTACTTTACTCTGGGAAGTGGCGAATCGTTTCCCCAGTGAGGCGCAACGGATTCTCAGAGGTTGAGATCTTCCTGGACAGCCTGGGAGCAAACCTCAAGGCAAGTGGTTCTGGAATTTTAGTGATGATGGAGGCGCACAGCGAAGCAGGTGCCGAACAGTTCAACGTGAGCCAGTGCCATTACGTCGATCAAAGAGATCAGATCTACGAGTACATAAAGGGACGCATCCGGGTGTTTTGGTTCGAGGATGTCGACAGAGTTGTAATTTGCACTCATGGCATTATCAAGAAAGACCAAAAAACCCCTAAGGCTGAAATTGATAGAGCAAAGCGAATTAAACGCGACTATCTTGAAGCAAAATCAGCAAGTGAAATTATTTTCTTAGAAGAGGAATGACGAAATGAGCCAGTCCTTTAAAGCGCGCCTTAATTTAATTAAGCAATCGCACATTTATCGAGTTGAAAAAGCAAAATTTGAGTTTGTTCGCGGTATTACTCGAATCATGAAGCTCAAAGGTATTTCAAACACGGAACTGGCAACCAGGCTTGAAACAAGCAATGCGTATGTGACGAAAGCACTTCGTGGTGACTCCAACTTCACAATTGACAGCATGATCAAGATCACGCATGCAGTTGGCGGCAACCTTCACATACACGTTGCCGACGAAAAAGCATCCGTAAGATGGCTTGAAAAACACACATTTAAGGACAGGGTCGTTGAGAATAGCAAGTGGGTGGATATGAACGCAATTATGCATCCAGCACAACAAACCCCCGAGCTCAACAGATTAAACGAGGCGTTCGATGAAACTTGCCAGCTTTGCGCTTGAACAAGTTTTCTTTCCAGAAACAACCGTCAAAGCAAATGTCAACTATGTTAGCGGGCATGCTGATGATCAGCCAAGCGAACCCAGAGTTAAGATTTACTTAAATAGAAATGATGATAAAACCATTAATATGGTAGTGAGGTATGAGCAGAAAGCAATCAGCCCTGCCGACCCTTATGAAATCGAAGTGGTCGCACTTGGAAGATTCTCTTCAACCATCGCTAACATGACAGAAGAAAACACGCAGCTTATGAGGAGCGCGCCAAACATATTGTACGGCTCAATCCGTGAACACGTGCTTTCCATTACATCAAGAAGCGCATGGACTGAGCATGCTCTACCTGCTGTAACATTTGAGAGAAGTGACTTTCAGTTTCTCGATGATGATCAGACAGAAGAACCTAAATTGATCTAACGCCAGCACAGAAATGACAAAACACACACAAATACCCGGCCACGTGCGGGCTTTTCGTTTCCGCCTTCAGCTCTAACCTTTGCGCTTTGCCCCACACATCATGCACTTGCTGTACGCGCCATAGCGGCCGGCGTGATGCTTCACCACCCCGCCACACTTCATGCAGCCCCCATCCAGCTCGCCGCGCTCCCAGCGCCACTCCAGCCAGGCGCGATACCCAAGCCATAAAAGGCCAGCCATTGTTATCACTCCAGCGCCAGCAAACAGAAACCGGCTGAACGGCAATGCGATCAAGGACAAACCGCTCGCGCCTTTCCCGGACGGGTCAATCAACAGCAAGCCCGCAATGCCGATCAGAAGAAGAAAGCCAGGAGGACCATAGAGCCTCACGCCCCGCGCGATTGCCGTGATGTTGATGTCCATACCCTCTCCTGCGCCATTCATTAGATAGCTCATCCTGCCAAACGCCTCGCCTCAAAACCACCTCCGGCTGTGGCTTTCGGGGATGAAGCGTAAGCGTCTAACCCGCCCACCTTCTCATTGCTCGCACCGCCCCACATCCTTTGCTTTTTTCAGCAGGGGATACGCATGGAAACGATGCACGCACGGC